GACTTATCTTCGCAATGCGTTCACGCTACACCAATCAAGGTGGTGCTGAAGCATTGTTCAACGAAGCCGATACAGATTTCTCTGGTACAGGCACACACGGCGGTCAAACACCAGTTGATGCAGACGTTGCAAACAACTACACAGTTGGTACAGGTCTTTCAACATACGCTGCTGAAGCATTAGGCGACGGTTCAAACACCTTCCCTGAGATGGCATTCAGCATCGAAAAGATTTCCGTCGTTGCAAAGAGCCGCGCTCTCAAAGCAGAATACACGATGGAACTTGCACAAGACCTTAAAGCAGTTCACGGTCTTGACGCAGAGCAAGAACTTGCCAACATTCTTTCAACAGAAATTCTTGCTGAAATCAATCGTGAAGTTGTTCGTCAAATCAATAGAACAGCAACAATCGGTGCACAAGAAAACGTTGCAACAGCAGGCACTTTCGATCTTGACGTTGACGCAAATGGTCGTTGGTCAGTTGAGAAGTTCAAGGGTCTAATGTTCCAATTAGAGCGTGAATCAAATGCAATCGCCAAAGCTACCCGTAGAGGTAAAGGCAACATCATGATTTGCTCATCAGATGTCGCTTCTGCTCTTCAGATGGCTGGTGTTCTTGATTACACACCTGCACTTGCAAACAACCTACAAGTTGATGACACAGGCAACACATTCGCTGGTGTTCTCAATGGTCGCATTCGTGTTTACATCGATCCATACTTTGCAGCTTCTTCTGGCGTTCACTATGCCACAATCGGTTACAAAGGTACTTCAGCATTTGACGCTGGTCTCTTCTACTGCCCATACGTTCCTCTCCAGATGGTTCGTGCGGTTGGTCAAGATACATTCCAGCCAAAGATCGGCTTCAAGACACGTTATGGAATGGTTGCAAACCCATTCGCAACAACTGCTGCTGATGGCACAATCGTTTTTGCTAATAAGAACATCTATTACAGAAAGATCGCTATCACCAATCTAATGTAATTGATTAAGCCGAGGTTACATCGGTAGGGGGTCTGCGGGCCCCCGTTCAAGGGGCCTTCGGGCCCCTTTTTCATTATGCATAAATAGTTCTAAAAGGAGTCAACATGGCGACGCTACCAATAGAACCTACAAACAAAAGCTTTCTATCAAACAACAAATTCGACTTTGTTATTGATAGATTGCCAAACATTCAGTTTTTTATTCAAACAATAAATTTACCCACAATAAGTTTAGGCATTGCAACAACACCAACTCCATTTGTTACAGTTCAAACTCCAGGAACTATTATAACATTTGAAGAAATAACAGTTTCATACATAATTGATGAAGACATGAAATCTTGGTTTGAAATTTATGATTGGCTTCACGCATTGGCAGGCACAGAAGGATTTCCTAAGTCTACTCTTAAAAATTCTCCTGGAAGTTATGAAAATTTTACCTCTAGTGCGACTCTCATCATAAAAACAAATTCAAACAATGCAAATGTCAAATTGAAGTTTTTTGATTTGTTTCCTACCAATCTAACAGGATTTCAACTGTCAGCTACTGAATCACATGATTTTATTACCTCTACAGTAACTTTCAACTATACCAAATACGAAGCAGATTATATTTGATTCTAATGCCGTTATGTGATATAATGATTGTTTTGTAGTGGAGATATATAATGACATTAGACCAGATTATGGAATCTTGGAGACAAGATTCTAAAATTGATTCTACTGAACTCGGCGTCGAATCAACTAAGATACCTGAATTGCATAGCAAGTATATGAATATATACTTTGAAGAAAGACGAAGACTTAAATCTTTTGAGTTTAAGTCGAAAGACCTAATGCTTAAAAAATATGAATACTATAACGGAAAGCTTTCTCAAGAGGAACTTGACGAATTGAAATGGGAGCCTTTTATGAAAAGGCTTATGAAAAATGAAATAGATATGTATCTAGAATCTGATAAAGACGTTATTGAAATTAACATGCGCATTTTTAATCAAAAAGAAAAACTAGATTTTATTGAAGAAGTAATCAAGAATCTAAATCAAAGAAACTTTCAAATAAAAAATGCTATAGAATGGAAGAAGTTTACGCAAGGTGTCCAATAATCTATTCATCACTAAATTAAATGAAGTATACGTAAAAGTTCATTGCGAAAGAGGCGAAGCAATGGAACTTAGCGAATACTTCACATTCTATGTGCCTGGGTATAAATTTATGCCAGCATTTAGAAATAAAGTTTGGGATGGAAAGATCAGATTATTTAATACCTTTGATCACAAAATTTACTATGGGTTAATACCATACATTAAACAATTCTGTGAAGAAAGAAACTACGGCATAGAGATAGATTCAAATGTAGATATTGCCAATGAATTTTCTGTTGCAGAAGCAGCAAGCTTTATTGAACAATTGAATTCTCCCTTTGAGGTACGAGACTATCAACTAAAAGCTTTTCTGTATGCTATTCGAAATAAAAGAGGCTTACTGATATCACCCACAGCATCCGGTAAATCATTTATTATCTATCTTATAACTAGATATCTCAACACGAAGACGTTGATTATTGTTCCAACAGTGTCTTTAGTGTCTCAGCTATACAAAGACTTTATAGATTACGGATTCGACAGTCAAACAAATATTCACCAAATACCATTTGATAAATCAAAAGATTCGAACAAACAAATCATTATAACCACTTGGCAATCAATATACAAGCAACCAAAAGAATGGTTTCAGCAATTTAATTTGGTCATAGGCGATGAAGCACATCTATTCAAAGCGCAATCACTAACAACAATCATGACCAATCTAACAGACTGCGCATATCGTTTTGGATTGACAGGAACACTCGACGGTACTCAAACTCATAAGCTTGTACTAGAAGGACTTTTTGGTAGAGAAAAAAGAGTCACTACAACAAAAGAATTAATTGAAAAAGGTAATCTGTCAGAATTTAAAATTAAAGCCTTGATATTGAAATATGATGAAGAATCATGCTCATTCTTGAAAAAGAGCAAATACAAAGACGAAATTGATTTTCTTGTTGCAAATCCAAAAAGAAACAAATTCATAAGAAATTTAACACTCAGTTTAAATGGCAACACTTTAGTTCTTTATCAGCTAGTAGAAAAACACGGAAAGCTTCTGTACGATATGATTTGGGCAAAGTGTGGCGATAGAAAAGTTTTCTTTGTGCATGGAGGTGTTTCTGCTGAAGACAGAGAACTAGTTAGATCAATCACAGAAAAAGAAAACGATGCAATCATTGTTGCTTCATATGGGACGTTTTCAACAGGGATAAATATACGTAATCTGCACAATATTGTTTTCGCATCACCAAGTAAAAGTAAGATTAGAACTCTTCAATCAATAGGTAGAGGTTTACGATTGGGAGACAACAAAGAATCAGCTACACTGTTTGACATTGCAGACGATTTAACTTATAAGTCTAGAAAAAATTTTACTCTAGATCATTTTATAGAAAGAATGAAAATTTATAATGAAGAAAAGTTTGCCTACAAGATATATGAAATTAATTTAAAGGGCTAAACATGGAAAACAAAGAGCTTTTAATTAGAAAAGTCTTTAAACTTTCTAATGGTGAAACAATCATTGCAAATGTCAAGAAAGAAACAGTCTCTTACATTGAAATAGATGATCCACTTAAATTTGTTATGTATATGACTAATTCTGGAAAACTTAGTATCACTATATTGAAATGGGATCCAACTTTCAATACTCAATATCCTGTTCGGATATATAAAACATCAATTGTTGCATGTGCTGAACCTACATCTGACATAATCAAAAATTACGATGAGATAATTGACAGTGGACTTCATCTAGAAGAAAGGATTGAAGAAGATACTGAGGAAGAAACTCTAAAATCCTTGCTAAAGACACATAAATCTGATATCATTCATTAATTGATCCTTTATGTCTTAACCACAGGACACGACTATTATAGTTGTTTGTCAAGTAAAAAGCAACCCCCTCGGAGGTAAACTATGGCTGGTCATTATGTAGATAATGCTAAATTCCTTTCGGAAATGGTAATTTATAAAAAGTCTGTGAACGAGTCCACTAAGAACAGTGGCGATAGACCCAGAGTTCCAGAATATATTGGAGTTTGTCTATTTAAGATTGCCACTCATTTGGCAAGAAAACCTAACTTTGCAAACTACACTTTTAAAGAAGATATGATTTCCGATGGTGTAGAAAACTGTCTGTTATACATTGATAACTTTGATCCAGAGAAATCTGGAAACCCATTTGCATATTTCACACAAATCATATATTATGCATTTCTTCGAAGAATTCAAAAAGAAAAAAAGCATATGTACGTGAAATATAAAAATATGGAGAATGAAGTAATTGCTGCATTGATTGAGAACAATGGAGAAGACATCGTAAACTCACATATCAATGGCATCATGCATGAGTCTTACAGCGACCATTTTATTCGTGATTTTATTACTACCTTCGAAGATACAAAGAGAAAAAAAGTATCTTCAAGAAAGAAAAAAGGAGAAACACAAAATGCAGACGCCATTGCCAGTGCAACTTGAAGCATGGATTAAAAACGTACAAAATAAAAAAACGCCTTTTGATGTTAGACAAACATCAATGACTCATTTAATTGTTATTCGTGATTTGCTAGACAAGGTAATTCGTTCGAGTCAGTCTAAGCCAGAGAAAGGAACTAGATCAAAATATGAAAATATGTCTGCTCGGTGATACTCATTTTGGTGTGAGAAATGATTCATTAATCTTTCATGAATACTTCAAAAAATTCTTTAATGATTATTTCTTTCCGTACTTATTAGATAATGATATAAAGACAATTATTCAACTTGGAGATTTGTTTGATCGTAGAAAGTATATTAATTTTCTTTCGTTGACCGAAAGTCGAAAATATTTTTTCGATAGGCTTCTTGATGAAGGTATTACTCTGCATGCATTGATCGGCAATCACGACATTTTCTGGAAGCATAGCCTAGAAGTTAATTCTCCAGACTTGCTGCTGAAAGACTATTCCAATATTGTCTTGTGGCAGAAGCCTGGAAAGTTAATGATTGAAAACATTTCTTTCGATATGATTCCTTGGATATGCAACGAAAATGAAAAAGAAGTTCATGAGTTTATCTCGCAATCGATTTCGCCATATTGTATAGGACACTTTGAACTAAGTGGATTCTCTCTGATGAAAGGTGTTGAATGTCATGATGGTATGAGTGATGATTTTTTGAAGAATTACGATCAAGTCTTTAGTGGGCATTTTCATACCAGGTCAAATGCCAGAAATGTCAATTACCTTGGCACACCCTATGAATTGTTTTGGTCAGATCATCGTGATGCAAAAGGTTTTCATATCTTCGACACAGATACAACTGATTTGACTTTCATAGAAAATCCGTGTAAAATGTTTCATAAAATTGCGTATGACGATTCAAATATGTCATGGGATCGTTTACGTAATTCGATTCGAAAAGAATCATACGAGAACACTTACATAAAAGTTATTGTGGTAGCAAAAGAAGACCCATATATTTTTGATATGTTTATGGATGAATTGTATAAGCAAAACCCTGCCGATGTTGTTGTCGTTGAAGATTTTAGTGAGGGTGATTCTGTGAATGATGATTCTGATGAAGTTGATCAGGCACAAGATACGATGACGATTCTGTCAAACTACATAGATCAGCAAGACTTTAAAGAAGTAGATAGTGCAAAATTGAAAAATTTTATGCGAGAACTTTACATTGAAGCTATATCAGTTGAAGAGACTTTTGAATGATTGTATTTGAAAAAGTAAAATGGAAAAACTTTCTATCTACGGGAAATCTGTTTACTGAGGTACCTCTTAATCAGAATAGTTCCACGTTGATTGTAGGCACAAATGGGTCTGGCAAGTCCACACTGCTAGATGCTTTGTGCTTTGGTCTTTTTGGAAAGCCATTTAGAAACATCAATAAGCCTCAGTTGATGAATAGCATCAATCAGAAAGATTGTTTGGTTGAGATTGAATTTTCTATCAAGTCTAAAAATTATAAAATTGTTCGCGGCATTAAGCCGGCGATATTTGAAATCTATGCAGACAATGAACTAGTAAATCAAAATGCTGCAACGAAAGACTATCAGGAGTTTCTTGAGAAAAACATTCTCAAATTAAACTTTAAATCGTTCACGCAAATCGTAATCTTAGGCTCAGCATCGTTCGTACCATTCATGCAGTTATCGGCTGCTGATAGGCGCGCAATCATTGAAGACCTGCTAGATATTCAAATCTTTTCTAAGATGAATACTCTCATCAAAGAGAAGACTACAACAAACAAAGATGACATTCTCAGAAAGAAGAATCAACAAAATCTTCTAGAAAAGCTTTTGACAGTTCAATTGGAAAGACTTAACGAACTAAAGCAAAACAATGTCGATAGAATCTCTGAGTATGAGTTAGAGATTACCAATAATAATTCTTCTATCGTAGAATTGCAGAAGTCGAACGATAATTTAAAACGAGAGATTAATTTAAGACAAGAGATTGTGGACAGTCTACTTTCTGCAAAAACGAAAATTAAAAAGGTCACAAAGTTAGAATCTCAAATCGAAAACAATATTTCGAAGATAGACACCGACTTAACTTTCTTTGCTACTAACGATTCTTGCCCAACCTGTAAGCAGGCGATTCAGGATGCGTTTAAGCAAAACATTCTATCAGAATTAAATACAAAGAAAACTGAATGTCTTCATGGTCTTGAATTGTTGAAAAGCAAGATTGATGAAGAACAGAAAAAGATTGAAGAGATTAATACTGCACAAGAAGACATACAAAAATATCAAACTAAAATTGCAGTAAACAATACCAGCATATCATCTGCCAATGATCAAATTGCAAAACTTCAAAAGCAAATCGACACTGTTCGAAATTCTAAGAACGTTGATGATCTAGAGAAAAATGAAATTGCATCTTTGAAAGAACAACAGGTTTTGTGTGAAACTGATTTAAAAAATCTAATGAACGAAAAGAAGTATCTTGATTTCGCAACGACACTATTGAAAGACGGCGGCATCAAAACAAAGATTGTCAGACAGTATTTACCAATTATCAATCGACTGGTCAATCGCTATCTGTCTGCACTAGATTTCTTTGTGAATTTTAATTTAGACGAAGCATTCAAAGAAACAATTAAATCTAGGCATAGAGATGAATTTAGCTATGCGTCATTTAGTGAAGGCGAGAAGCAAAGAATCGATATGGCACTAATGCTTACTTGGCGTGCTGTCGCAAAGATTAAAAATTCTGCCAATACGAATTTGCTGATACTAGATGAAATTTTTGACTCTTCATTAGACACAAATGGCACTGAAGAATTGATGAAGATTCTAAATCTACTTGAAGATACCAATTTGTTCATCATCTCACACAAAGGCGATATTCTTCAGGATAAATTTAGAAACGTGATTCGATTTGATAAAGTAAATAATTTTTCGAGGATAGTAAAATGATTGATCTGAATGAACTTAAATTGGTTGCCGAAAATCATCCTGTTCTCCTATCTGAACAGAAAGACTTTAATTTTGAAAATCCGCAATGTGATCCAATCGAACTTGCTCAGAGATTGCATCAATGCATGGTCAGGAGTGATGGGCTTGGATTGTCGGCTTGTCAAGTTGGACTTCCAATTAAAGTGTTCGTTATTCGAACTGAAGAAGATAAGCCGTTTGCCCTCTTTAACCCTAAAATTATTAGCGAGTCGGAAAATCTAATTTCAATGAAAGAGGGGTGTTTGAGTTTTCCTCTGTTGTATATGAATGTCAAACGACCAGATTTTGTTCGGCTACGATATCAAAATGAAAAAGGTGAAACGAATACCGAAAGATTCATTGGCATGACTGCCAGAGTTGTCCTACATGAATTTGATCACATGAATGGCGTTTTGTTTCTAGAAAAAGTGTCGCGCATGGAAAAAGATCGCTCCTTGAGAAAGAGAGCGATCCTTAAAAGAAAAGTCAAAAAAATAGCGAAAAAATAATTATTCCCACCCTCTATATTTCAGTCTTTCTTTTGCAACTAGCGTTCTTGTTTCGATGATACCATTGAAAACGTCTCGAATAAATGATAGAATAGAAGTTAACATTTGAATACCTTTTGGGTTGTTTAAAATAGGCGTGAAATTGTGTTTCACACCACGTATTTATACTGCAATGCAACATTTTATATCAAAAATATTTTATACGTTTGTTTTTATTTTAATCCTGTTTGGGTTATCATTGATTATAATTCCAGCGTTCGGAATCGTAATTGGTTTACTCATTGACATTATTTCTGGAAAATAGTATGCAAATCAAAATTATTTCTCACGGAGATGGCATAGTCTGGTATGCAAATCATGTTGGAAAAGTCTTTGATGTTGTCAGAGAAGACAGGGAAACTTCTGACGTTTTTTGGGCAAGAGAACCAGAAGGATTCATTAATATAGTTTATAAAAAAGACGCTCAAATCGTACAGGAGTCACAATGAAAGAATGGCAATACGGATATGAATTAGATTATTTAAAAGAACTTGAGGCGAAGTATGCAGATTATAATGCATACACACTTTCGCCGTTCGCCAAGTTTAAAAAGAATAATATTGCAGAAGCCTTGCACAAAGGAACCCTTGTCAATCTTGGTGATGCAATGATGGAAGTCTCAACTAGTAAATCTGCATCAGATATCACTATGCATGGGTCAACCGTGATTGCAAAAAAGCTAAAGGGTGACATTACGATTGGCAAATTGGTTGGAAACATTTCTACACTAGAGTCTCAAATTAAAGCACTGAACGGAACTTCTTTTTGGCTATATGTATGGGCCGAAAACAAAGAACACCGTAAGTTAGCAGAAGACTTAGGATTTTGTTATGTCGGTCCTAAGATTACCACATATGGAGAAATACATGCTATCTACTACAAAGGAACACAGAGAGCGTTTCCTAACGTTGATCCTGCTGAGTTCCTCTCTATTAAAAAGATTGGAAACGTGGATGAAAACTTTGTTTCATCGATTTATCAAAAACTAAATTCTCTACCACAGTTCACAAATCATTACAGTAACTATAATAAAGATAATTCATGGTCTGCATTATCATTGAGAGGATACACTTCAGATCCATCGTTTATCACAAAGCCAATTGAGATGAATGATAAGTGGAAAGAAGAAAACAAAGATCAAGATTTTCGTTTACAAGATACTAAACTCTATGATCTTTTTCCTGAAGTACGAGAGTTTGTCAACACTCTAGGCACTGAAGTTCATCGAGTTAGATTTATGAGACTTAAGCCTGGCGGCGGTGAACTGGAAAGGCATACTGATCAAGTCGATCCTGATTCTGGTGGCAGCATGGGCAAGCTTGCAAGAATTCATGTGCCAATCAAGACGAATGAGAATGTAGTTTTTACTGTTTGGAACACACAAGGTGTTCCACAGAAAATCAATATGAAGTTTGGTGAGTATTGGTTTCTCGATACTCGAAAAGCCCATCAAGCAATCAATGGTGGAGACGATGAAAGAATTCATCTTGTGATTGATGTTAAAGTTGAAAGGCCTTTGTATGACAAACTTGTTAACGCCTGAACACTATCTCGAATATGTCAAAGACTGGACTGATCCGAACCCTAAACCAATTGTAGAACGTCAAGATAAATTTTTTGTTGTTCGTGATGATTTGTTAGGCTGCGGAAGCAAAGTTAGATTTATCGACCATCTTATTAAAAATGATCCTACCGAAGAATGGGTGTTCGGCGGCGCGAACAAAGTCGGTTGGGGTCCAATCTCTCTCACGCATGTGTGCAATAGATATGGAAAGAAAGCAACATTTTTCATGGCAAAGAGAGAAACACCCACATGGCATCAGCAACAAGTTTTAGATATGGGTGGAACAATTCACTGGGTCAACATGGGCATGTTGAATGTGACTTTATCTAGAGCAAAAGCATATTGTGAAGAAAGTCCTAACACAAGAAAAACATTGCCGCTAGGCCTAGAACATCCTAGTGTACTAGGCAGCATTATTAAAATTGCCAGAGAACTGCCTTGCTCCTCTGAG